GATATGACTAAAAAAGATTAATGCTAATGATAACATAGGATGAACGCTCCGTTCCGCGACTTACTTGCGTCTCATTCGCTATTCGCAAACAGCGAATGGGATGAACGTACTGGTATTATATACCAGATACTGTATATAGTCAAATAGTTTTGTAAAATGTGATACAGTTTATACAAATAATTTTTGATCCTTCATATACTGAAGTGTTTCTTTCAGACCACCAATATGTCTAAATCCAATATTAATCTGAGGATACTCGGCATCTGGACCAAATTCCGATTCAAATCCTCTTTGAGTAAAGTGTTCGTTAAGTTTATATTCCAAAAACTCTCCACCAAGAGACTTCAGAAGTGCGGCAATACGCTCACACTCTTGACTTCCATTAGAATAAATTACTGCAGTTTCAGTCACGTTGCCTCCAGTCATCTGGTCTATCCTCATTAAACCAATCTACAATTTCGTCTGCACCACTAAATCCTGTTTTGTGGTTTGATGGGTCAGGGTCACCTAGTCCCATTTTATTCATAAAGTCATCCATACTACCTTCTACCATATCTGGATTAGCAGCCTGGCGTCTTGCTTTCTTAAGCATCTCTCGGGCAGTTGTATTGGCTTTACCAAGTTTTTCTGCCCAAATCATATCCTCTAACTTTACTTCTTCTCTGTTTACAATACACTTACAAATAAATTCTAATCGTAGCCTGTATTGAGTAGAAAGCATACTAATCTTCCGATAGATAGTGTTCTAGTTGATTGATCCTAGTAAATTCTAAGTACGCCAATTCAGAGCGAATATGTAAAATATCTTTGATGTCATCCACAATAATAGTTGGATCAATACCATCATCTAGATATTTATCGATCGCTTCTTTGAGGTAGCGATATCTGTGCCACTCTTGAGAGTATGGTTTGTACATGTTAATAAAGTTACTTACTCAGATCATATTGCCATTTTCTGAAATTGTCAACGCTCAATATAACTCAGCGTATGATTGTCTGCTCCCAATCTTTCAATAATAACATCACAACCAATTTTGGGATCGCATTCACCACAAGTAAAAACGTCTACTGCTGCTTCACCTTTCTCTGGCCAAGTATGAATACTAATGTGACTTTCAGAAAGTAACGTGAGTACAGTAACTCCTTGTGGATCAAACTTTTTTGAGATTGTTTGAATTACTGTAGCACCACTAATAGTCGCAGCATACTCCAATAATTCGATGAGAGATTTCTCATCATCTAGCAAAACAAATGAACACCCATAAAGGTTTAACAAGTAATGTTTTCCCATTACTCTAAGGCCTCAGGATCAATACCATATTCGTTTATTAGCCTATCAATCTGTGTTTCTTTTCCAGAAAGTTTTTCAATCTCAAAGATTGATGACTTCTGATACTTCTTTAGTTTTTTATACTCTTTAATAATTTTATTTACTTCGCTGTTTCTAATCTTTAGTCTAAATTCTTTATCATCAGCAGGACCAGCAAATCCCTTAAATCCATCACCGTTCATTTTCTTTTTTTAGTTTCTTTTGGTTTATTTCCCCACAATTTGGGATTTACAGTTCCGTATCCAAAATCAATTTTTTGGACTGCTCCAGGTCCATACTTATCATAGTACAAATCAAAAAGATCTACCTTTTTTTTACAACGAGTTAAATCGACATGAGTTTTTCCATCAACAACATACCAAATAAGTTTAGCATCGTTAGGAAAACTTTTATCGTTTGCTGCTTCTATCGTTGTTTTTTCTAAAAGAATCTGACATCCATATGCAGAGGGGTCATTAGGATTAATGTTATTTGCCATTTCCTTTTCCTCTGCATTAATATCTAAAACAGCACTCATGAACGACCACCCCACTGAATATCGGGATATGCCTGCTTCACATTTTCGTGAGTTATTTTATATTTAGTTGTAAGTTTCTTATCCTTAATCAAACAAAGCACTTCTGCTTCTCTTGGATGAAGTCCACGAAGAAGATTAATAAACATCATCTCTCTACGAATATTGTTGAGAGAATCATTACCACCTTTCACAAAATGATAGAGATTCTGCCATTCTCGGCGGAGAGAGGTTTTGCCTCGGCCATCAAGGTCTTGACCTGTAGCGGACTCACCACCTCTGGCCTCACGCGAAAGGTTCTCAGAGAGCGTTCCAGAGTAGACTGACTGGTCTTCTGCGTCTCCATAGGGAACTTCACCTTCAGGAAGAAGACTAATCACAGTCTCATCAAAGTTGAAGATAAAGATACTCTTCAGAGAATCGTGCTCATACTTCTTCAAAACTTCAACTGTCTTTGCTGCTGTTTTCTGTTTTGAAGCTAAATCAAGAACTTCGTATACAAAAGGATTAGGGGGAAGTTCTGGAAGTGCTGTAGTTGCCGACTCTGCCTTTGCTCTAGTAGTTCTTGGTTTAGTCGTCGTCGTCTTCTTCTTCGTCGTAGTCATAATCGTTTTCAAATCGTACTGCTAAAATTTCATCAGGAATAATGTTTCCATTTTCATCAAACATCTCTGGATGAGTATAAACCGGTTGAGTGTTGTAGAAGTGTTCCTTTGCTAGCCATCCTACCACACCTCCTACAAAAAAGAACATAATTGAAACTAATGTTCCTATGGTTAGAGTTACTGCTAACATCTTTCTATCTCCAGAGATTATTTTTTTCTGATATCTAGATAGAAGTTCAGATGTAAAACAATCTCTCGACGGAAGAGAGAGACCATTTTGCCGAACTTTATCTGAAAAGTTTTTGGCGGTTCTGGTTTCTTCCTCCTGTTGCGTAGAAGCAACTCTACCCCACGGTTAATGTGGGTATCTGACTTATTTAGTGGTCTTTTTTCGTCGTCCAGGTCTTTTGTCATGACTATACCTCCGCGCATCTTCTAGGATGCCATACAAATAATTTTTAATTTTTCTTGCCTGGGGTTTGGGAATATGGCCATATGCTTCTCGAAGTAATTTGTGCTCATTATCAGAACCACCTTCAAGGTATTCTTCAAGTTCACTCACAAGATCATTAAGTTCATGGGCAGTATCACTAACAATAAACTGATCAACTTCTGCTTTTTTTGTTTTGCGAACTTTTAAATAATCATAAAACTTCATTACAAATTGACCGTCAAAAGCATAATCAATTGCTTTTTCAACATCGTTATATACTTCGAGAAGAGTATTATCCATTAAATTAAATTCTGTTCCTTTAAGTACTTAACAGTTTCTGTACAACCGCCGATAACTTTTTCATCAAGAATTACCCTGGGAAAAGTTGATCCGTGGCCAAATTTTAGGTAGAACTCATCGCGATCAAAGTCAACACCAAGTTTGTAAATAACATGTTGTTGTTCAGTTAATTCAAGAACTCTCTGAACTTTATCGCAGTAAGGACAACCGTCTCTAGAATAAACAGTAAAAGTCATAGTTGAAATTTATTTATAGGTTAATTGTTTTTAATTCAGATTCTGACAATTGTTGTTGAAACTCGACTTTCCAAGATCCACCAACGCCACCATCCATATTTACAACAATATCGCGAGTAGGAAGTTGTTTGCCCAAAGAAACATCGACAATCTCTCCAGAATAAGGAGTAAACTGATAGTAGTGCCCCTCACCTCTCATACTAACAAGAGTAACAGCATCTCTTAGGCTACCACAATCGGCAATTTTTTTGCTGTTAGGATTAAATACAGAATAAAAACCGTTCATTTGTTTTCGTATGGGTGTGCCTGTTTTAACTCAGGATTTGGTTGTGAGGGAACAACAGGATTGCGAGTCACATTCTCAATCACAATGAAGGCATCGCTCTGATAACTTACTGTACCATAAGGTTTTGCCCACTTAGGGTTGGCACCTTCAGTTTGATGAATACCACTGTTGGCAACTCCACCAATCTTCACACGAAGTTCATCATTTGGATTCCAATCCATTTTGCCAAGAGCAATAGCAAGTTGTCCTAACATATCAGCACTTGGGAATTTTTCTTTCATTACATTCTCCTCTGGTTCTAGATTTCCAAGCATAAAAAAGAGGGTGGTTAACCCTCTCAGTATATCAGAGTGCGTTGCCTCTTGGCAATACCTCTTCAGGGAACACGAAGTTCTCATGCGGTTGATCTACCGGCGC